CAACATAGATGAGGCTGTAGCCTATTACTTGGTAGATTGGTGGGGCAACACTCGTGGTGAGGATGTGCGTCGTCATCTTGTTCGTGGTTTTGGTATTCGCCCCGCTTGGGATGCTGGTGATGTGTATGAGTATGACCGTACAAGCGACCGTACACCATACCGACGAATCTACAACAGCGGAAAACCTATTCTCAACATGAAAGGCTTAGTTGACAGAAGCAACGGCAATTTAAGCGTTAGCGGTGCTACCACTATTCCACGCTTTGGTGGTCGTCTTAACAACACCAACAATAACGACACTACTGAACTTGTGGATGTGTACTTCCCTACCAACGCTCACCGTGTTGGTGATGACGGTCATGGGCGTGGTTTGCGATACCCCACTGCTTTCAACGAGGATGTGCTAACAGCCCTTGACGAGCCGTATCACGCATCGGGTGTTGTGCTGTCTCATCACACCGCTGAGCCAAACATGAACGACGGGTACATCCGTGCCCGCAACGATATGTTACAGGCTGACGAGGTACCCCGTGGTATCAGCGCACGCCTTGACATCGCAGAAGATGGCCTGCTCAAGCCCGAAGCCGTGGTAAGCGACCGTGTGGAGACAGTGAGTGGCGACTCGCCACACAAGGACGCTGTGAGCCGCAGTGCGCCCCGTATCGGCCTTGACACCGAGAATGTAGAGGGTGTGGATGACAACCTCATAGCCATCAACACCGAGGCTCACAGTCTGCATACTGACCGTGGTGTGGGCCAGCGTGTCATCGTGCATGGTGGTATGCAAGCAGGCTCGCAAACGATTGGCCACTACGACCTCACCGCCCTTGACTTTAGCGGCCAACCACAGGGCGGTGCTGTGCGCCTTTCGCATACCTCCAACTTCAATCCACTCGGCGGTACCTACATTGCAGAAGCACGCAACTTTGTATCACCGATTGACGACACCGAATGGGGCGGCATTCCCACATCGGGTATGGCGTTATGGCTCAAAGCCGACAGTCTTGATTTGGCAGACGGGGCGGCTGTAGCATCATGGAAAGACAGCGGGCCACATGGCTTTGAGTTCACACAATCTACTGCATCTAAACAACCATCCTACATCGCATCATCATCCAATGTAAACAACATGCCAGTTATTGATTGTGACGGAACTGACATTTTGAGTACACCATTTGATGCTCGCTTAAACACTGCTGATATAACACTCTTTGTCGTTGCTTGGTCGGATGATGACGATGGTAATGCTCAAGGGGTGATTGAGTCATTTTCAAACTCCCCAGTAACTCGTTCCGGGCATATGATATTCGCTCGTTGGGATTCAAGTGACCGATGGCAATGGAGAGGTGGTGCAGATACGACATACACATCTGTGTTATCCGGCTCCAATGCGGTAGTTGTAAATCAAGCGGAGTTAATTACCGGGACAATAACAGGTGGTAATGGCACAGGTGGTAATGCAAACTTTGAATTGTTTTTACAAGGAACAAGTGTGGGAACAACCACAGGCCCGTGGTATGCCGCCACCAGCGACCCTCTTCAAGTAGGAACAGTTGGCTCATTTGAATTAAAAGGTAAAATTGCAGAAATCATTCAGTATAATCGGGCTATGAGTACAACAGAAAGACAACAAGTAGAAGGCTACCTTGCCGAAAAATACGGATTTACAAACAATGCTTCGCAATGGAAATCCAGCAACCCGTATCAAACCGACACCAACGGGCACCAGCGCACCAACCTTACTGACAAGCGCATTTCCTACATGTTGCGCCCAGTTCGTTTACTGGACAAACAACACGCTGAGATGTTCCGCTCCAACCTCAACTTGCATTCGTCAAGCCCGCAGTACGGTAGCAACTACTTCGGTGCCACTGCTGGTGGTAAGTACGGGTTGTATGTGTACGAGACAACCAACGGTCAAGCATCGGCAGGCTCCTACATCCGTAGCACCAACCCCGACACCAATCCACCCTATGCACCAGCATACTACATGGACATCAGTGCAAGTGATACTGTACCAATAAGCCAAGGCCCAAAAATCATAGGCACTGCCGCCAGTGGATTTGATTCATCGTTATTGGACAACGAGATTACCCGTGTCGTGATGAGCGAAAACACACTGCAACACTACCGTGCAGATGCCGCTCGCCGCCGCACCCATCAAGAGGGTGAGAGCAAAGAGGAGCGCATGGACTACACCGTTCAGCCTCGTTTCTCCCAATCCCTGCATCCCAAAGGCCATAAAGGAGATGTGTCCTACAATTCAAATGACCACAGTGGTGATGCTTCGTGATGGACTACGACTTTTGTGATTGTTGTTCTCCTGCTGAACTGGCCTTTACAGTGATGAAAGCCAAAAAGAAGAGCAAACCATTTCATGGCTACAACCCAAACAAGCACCACCGCAAAGGTGGGCTGAATGCCAAGGGTCGTGCCGCCGCTAAGCGTAAAGAGGGTGCGAACCTTAAGCCGCCAGTGACAACCAAGCCGAGCAAACTCAAGCCCGGTTCAAAGAAGGCAAAGCGTCGTAAGTCGTTTTGCGCTCGCATGTCGGGTGTAAAAGGCCCGACCAGCAAGAAAGGTAAACTGACACCCAAAGGAGCGGCATTGAAGCGATGGAACTGCTGAGGTGAGGTCATGTGCCATTCGTAAGTCAAGCACAGCGGCGTTTCATGTATGCCAAGCACCCAAAAATGGCTCGTGAGTTTGAGAAAAAAACCCCAAAGGACAAAAAATTACCCATGAAAAAAGCATGGGAACACTTGAAGGAGCGGTGTAAATGACCGTTCTCAAGAACACAAGGACTGGTCGGTACAGCACTGACGCAGATGAGGTCATGACCCATGTGCGTAAGCCTGTCTTCGTGGACAACGCCATTCATCACGGTCGCATCAGCGTGCAGAAGGCAAACAAGGCCAAGGTCACGATAGAAAAGAAAAACACTCGTAATTTACAAGTGATGCCGCAACGCAATTATCGCATTCTTGAGGGTGAATCGTACATCCAGTTGTCGCATAACAACACCCCCGGCCATTCACTCAATACGGCCCCTTTCTTTGCTGATGATTTAATTTCCAGCACCAACAGCCCCATGCTCATCTACAACGCAGACGCATCAGCGCAACGCCTGTTGCCGCACACGGTTGAATCATCATCGTTTGGTGTACTGGTGAATCTACGCAACATGAAGGGCAAGACGCTGGACGGTATCGGGTTCACTGGTCGCACCGTCAAACTCGGCCAGCCTGTGGATGTGGGCCTGCGTACCACAGATTTGGCTGTGCGCCTTGGTGAGTCCATCAACAGCGGCGCAACCAGTGTGAACATCTCACGCCCACAGAATGTCACCGCATCATCAGCACGCAAGCATAGCACACGCTTCGTGGGTCAAGACTTCAACAACATGAACCTCATGACCGCCCTACGCTTCCTTGGCCGTCACGACAGCCGTATGCTCCTGCTTGACCGCTTCGGCAACCTGCTGTACATCCCCATCACATTTAGCGAAGCAAGCGTATTCGTGGACAAGAACCTACGATTCGGTGCCAAGACCGATAACCCGATTGAGAACATCTCCAACCGTGTCACTGTGCAAGGCCAGCCGTTGGCTCTCAATGACTTGGTGATTGTCACGGTGGACGATGTAGAAGGACAGGTAGAGGAGGTGCGAGAGGACAGCGCACCCATCGTGGACAACACCGCCCGCACCACCAACGCCGCCCGCCGTGTCGCACGACAGGTACTCAAATCACGCTCGCTCATTCGTGGCACCATATCCAGTGGTGGACACCTCAACTTGCTCAACCTGCGCCCCGGTATGACTGTCAAGTATGACGGTGGCAACAAGGTCGTTACGGAAATCAAACACATGCCGATGAAGAACATGAGCGACCTTACGATGATGAACCTTGATACGGGTATTGAGGGCATCCTACAAGGCGTGGCTGAAGGCAGTAGCGTGGGTGCAAACGACAGCAACCCCGCTACCTATGTGCAGGTAGTAGAACAGAACTTGGCTTTGTTCGGCAAGGTGGAGTTGCGTATCGTATCAGTCGTTAAGGAAAGAGGAGTATTTAACACAGCATACCTCATCGGTGGTGTGAAAGGAACGCACGATAGAGGCAAAATCGGCAAGAACGGCTTGCCCATCGGTGTGAACAAGACGAGGGAGCGGAGGAACATTTATGCCGATTAGCGATTTTATGCGAAGGTTGTTGCTTGACACGCTCGCCAGCAACATCAACGAGGTCATTTTGGGCTTTGATGGTACACCAGCCACCACCGACGATGGCTCGGCAGGTCGCCCTGCTGTCACCCTCACCCCCACCATCACGGTGGTTGATGACACCTCCCTGCTCGTTGAGGCTGAGTTGCCTTACGACACTACATTTGCTGACCAAATCAAGGAGGTGTACATCCAATTTCGTGACACGAATGAGTTCACACCCGTGGCACGGTACACGATTGCACCGATAACCAAATCATCAGCAAACGAACTCAAAATCCAAATTGCAATTGAGGTGGCATAATGACAGGCAATCCACTATCGGGACACACAGCGGCAAACGAAACATCCATGAGTGGAAGCGGGGTGTTTACGGACAGTTTGAAAGACGGACAACACATCACCAGTCCTTCCCTCACAAACATGCTTGAGGGTGTGCATGGAAACGGTATCATCCTTGAAGAAGACACGGCGGCTGGTGATTCCCAACGAAACACGCCCGAAGACCTACCGGGTGTATGTGAGCAGGACACTAATCCCAACAGAATACGCATAGTAGGTGGTCATGCGGTGCTTGACGGGGTGTTGTACAAGTTCGCAGGTGGGCCGGGTTCCTCTCTACTTGTAGATTTTAAAACAACCAGCCAACACGCTCGTGCTACATACGCAAGTAATTATTTGAGTGCGGGAGAAGAAGCACTGATTGTTGTCTATGTTTCATCGGACAGTGCAAGTAACAATTGCATAACATGGGAAATTGGCACAGCGGTCACGACCGCTTCCAACACCTACCCTACAACACCTTCGGGATTTCTCAGTGACCCAAAGAGTGGTTTAGCGGTGAAACAAAGCGTGGTGCTTGCGGTCATTCGTGTGGTACACTCAGCGTCGGGTGGCGACATGAACTTGAGCATCGCTGAAAGCAACGACAAGCGTATTTTCATTCGCCCTTCACCAATTTACTTTACTCCTGTTACAACAGGTGCCGAAGTTGGTGCGCCCTCTCCCACGGCTGTTGATTTACACACCGAACTTGATGCGTTGCACACTGATAACGGTGATTTTTCCGCAAGCCGCCTTGGTGGACTGTGGCAATCCTTTGGTGCCCAAATAGCAAGCACGACAGCAGGTGACAGTGGTAAGGATGTGTTATACTACAGCGGCAAACACGAGGCCCGTTTCACTCGTTCAGTGTTTGACCGTGTGTTGACTACCGCCGCTACTTCTCTCACCATTACATCAGCAGACGCTAACATCCTCATCCTCACTACACGCAGTGGTGCATGTGCTATCTCAACAAGTGGAGCGTTCCCTGCTGGCTATGTCGTTGAAATCAAGAATCAAGATACGGGTGACACTGCTACATTTGCTGGTGAAACAATTGCGGCCAGCGGCTACGGGCGTTTCGTTTGCACCGTAAGTCATGCCAGCACACCCACCTTTGTGCGCTTACAGTAATCACTCTTCTTCGTCCATTGACGGGTGCAAATAAACACCCTTCAAACGATACGGCTTGAGTTTCTTTACCGATGGGTCAAGCCAAAAGAAGCCACACTTGCGACAATGCAAGAGGTACACACGCTCACTACCGTAATCAATGAAACGACCACGCAGGCGGCGAGGTATCTCGTGCGCTTTGCACACAGGGCACTTCTGCCTCAACTTGTCCATCAGTTTACCCATGGTATCACTGTACGGGGCGGCGAGCCACAATGTCGTCAATGCGTAGAATGGCGTTGGTGACCTCGCCTGCGCTCAGCACGGCTTGGCGCACCAATGCTACAGGCTCAACCACACCATCAGCCAGCAAGTCCCGTACACCACCCTCGGTGACATCGGGGCCGACCGACACCCTACCCTGTAGGATTTCGTGGCGCATAGCAAGAATCGTGTCCAGCGGGTCATGACCAGCATTCTCAGCGATGGTGGCAGGAATGACCTCCAAGGCATCAGCAAACGACTCAATGGCCATCTGTGCCCGTCCACCTACCGAGGCGGCATGTTGGCGCAGGTGCGTGGCCATACGCACATAGGCGTTGCCTCCACCCACGACAAACTGCCCACTCTTCATGACCAACGAGACAACACCCAGTGCATCATCAAACCCACGCTCAACCTCTTCCAGCGTGTGCGTCGTGGCACCGTGCAAAACCAGCGTTGCCTCTTCGTTCTCTTCCTCGCTACCAACAAACAAATACCAAACATCGTTTTTTCTTTCACGAGTAATTGAAACAACAGCGGTACCCTCAATCTCTTCCGGTACCTGTACGATGTCAAGACCCGACATGCGGCCCAAGGCACGCATGGATGATTCGGGCATACGGCGCACGACCATGATACCGTTCTTCTTGAGGTACGAACACACCATGTCGCTCACACCATCACGCACGAACACGACACCGCCCTTGGGCATGGCATCCACGATGTGCTTTGCACTGGCCACCAAGTCTGCTTTGCTTGCACCCTTGAATGACTGATACGACTTCGCATCAAGTTGCACCTGTACATTGTCCTCAGCCTTCTCAGTCTCAAGACCTGTGTTGATGAGCAACATGTTTTGGTAATCGTTCTCACCTTCAAGCACGAAGTCTTTGTTGACAATCACACCGTTGTACAGGTATGAGTCCTCAAGCGAGCCACCGGGGAATGACACGACCTTGACACTCTCAGCATCGCCAGCCTTCTCCACTGCGCTCACACACAGTTCGGCCACTGCATCAAGAGCCGTTTCAAGGGTCTTACCCGTAATGGCGGTCTTGGCTACATGCACGAGCCTGTCACGGTCTTTGCTGTCTTGTGCCACTTCATCAGCGAGATATTTCACCGCCATTTGAGCGGCCTCGTGGTAGCCACGACAAATCACATTGGGATGCAACCCCTTCTCAAACAGCATTTCGCTGTTGCCGAGCAGTTGTCCCGAAAGGACGACCGTACTCGTTGTTCCATCGTAACACAGCGACTCTTGAGTGCGAGCGACTTCTGCAATCATCTTCCCACCGGGGTGGGAGACATCCAACTCTCGCAGGATTGTTGCTCCGTCGTTTGTGACTATGACATTGCCGCCACCGTCAACCATCATCTTGTCCATACCCATCGGGCCAAGCGTTGTCTTGACAGTTTCAGCAACCGTCTTCGCCGCCCGAATGTTGTGTATCTGTGCTTTTCCGCCTTTTGCGCTATCCTTCTCCGTCATTGTCTTCACCAATCTACTTCTATTTCCACAACTTCTCCCGACTCAAGGCTTCTTGAGAGGACATGTCCCTCGGCTTTTCCAAACTGGTACAAGTCATAGGTGAGTTTAGCATCGCTCAAGCAATACTTCGCTACCTCATCGTACCGGCCTTCTCTCCAAGCCACAGGTGCATCGGCACTGTTCATCAATTTGTTGGTGTTGAAGGTGTGCTTGGTAAGCATTCCAAGCGATGTGTCCACCCTCTCAACACTCAGTGATGCACTGCGTACCAAGTTGCGAGTATCAATGACAGCATCCGACTTCATCAAGTCGCTGGCTGTCCAGCAATCCAGTGCATCTCTTAGCACTGGCAGGTCAAACGCCTTTATGTTGTGTCCAAGGATTTTACCACCCTTCTCTACATGGTCATTCAAATCATCCCCAAGAGTGCGTGGGTGCAAGGCTTTCACCATGCTGTCCACATCAAGCCCCTCGTTGCAGTAAATCGTCCCGTCGTGCCCATCCCATGTAGCGGCCACCGATGGCTCAAACAGGTGGGTGTTGTGCCACCCTCCTATTTCATGAGAAAAGTTTGCAGTCTCAATATCAAGTGCCAGTATGTCGCTCATTGTGCATCACCTACCTTGCGAATGAACACACGGCCACCGCTCTTCCTGCTCTTGAACAACGAGCCGCCGTAATCCTTGAAGTGCCTTTCGGCGGTACTCTTGGACACTTTGGCTTTCTCCATGTAGGTGGTGAAGAACATAGAGCGTAGCCGCCAACCATCACCGTACCCTTCAATCTCGTAGGCTTGACACTCGTTGTAAGCGGCAATCATACCCTCGTGAGCCTTGGCTTCCTTCTGCTTGTTGCCACCGACCTCAACCGAGTCCTCAAGCCATGCGATGAGGTTTTGGAACAGGTCAATCAAAATCTCGTGAGCCAAGTCAACATGCTCGGCAGTGACTTCCCACTTCTCGTCAAGGATGGCCATGTGTACTGAGAAGATACCCAAATAGTTCTCAATGGCAGGTGTAAACGATGCCACAATCTCGGACATGGATGGACTCATATTACGCAACAAGTCGTACAATTCATCGGACGCTTGGTATAGTGCGGTTTGATAGTCGTTGGCAGGTGTGAACATTTCCCACATGTACTCCTGTACAACTTCCTCTTTCTCGTCGCCGCTCATCTCCGACCACTGCGTGAAGGTGAGTTCACCCATGTCAAGCAGGCGGTCACGAAGGCGTTTGTCTGTGTGCTTGAAGTAGTCGTACAAATCATCCTTGGTGATTTCATTCTTGGGTGGTCGGCCAAAGAAAGTACCAAGACGGCGATTGCTTACTTCTTGTCGCTCGTCCATGTCCCAGTGGCGATAGTACAACAGCACACGCTGAAAAATACCCTTCGTGAGAACATAATCTTTGACACCCTTCGGAGGGTAGGTAGTAATCCACAAGGACACCAGTGAGGGGCACTCAATCTTGTTTCCTTTCATGTGTTTTACGAGTGTATTGTTGCCACTGCCCACGGGGTTGCACGCCGTCTGTAAGTACAACACTGTCTCTTGACTGTGCTTGTTGGGTGTGAGAAGGATAGAACCTTCGTCAAAGTTGATGGCCTTACGCCCTGCGAGAAGTCCTTCTACAGTCTCTACTTCGCCAGTTGGCTTACCGTGCTCATCCACAATGTTATTCGTTGAACCAATCAACCCTGCGTCTGTACCGGATGCAAATAACTCAAAGGGAATCTCAGCCTGCTCCATGATGTCGCTGATAAAATTCCAAGCGATTGACTTCCCAGTACGGGACGGTTGAATCCAAAAGACATGCACTCGCAAGTCAAGGTGCGTGTCACCAGTAGGGAGGCGAATGTATGGTAGGCTTGTTTGACCTTGAATGAAAAAGAATGACAGCAAACCGGGCATTTCGTTCTTCATTGAGGTCTGCGAAAAGTGATGAAGGTAAGCCTTCAAAATAGGGAATCGTTCAACAGCACGGTATTCTTTGAGTAACATGTTCTTCAACCCCTTTCTCTTTGCTGATTTATATACTAACGGCGAACCTTGCGCTCTTGACGCACAGGCTCCTCGCTTGTCAATACATCAACAAGCATCTTTCTTCTTACTTCTCCAAGCCCTTTCACTTGCTTGATGGATTCGGGGAAGCACATCTCTTCAATACTTCCACACTTCTCAAGCAACTTCTCCGCTGTTTCCTGCCCGATACCGGGCACAGTCATCAGCATGTCAAGGCGTAAGTCATTGGACGCTACACGGCGTATGGATTGCGCCCCGTGTTTGCTGGCTGGTTTGTGTAGTTTACCGTGCAAACGCACGATGAATGATGCGGCTTCACTTACATTGTTGCAGTAAAACACTTGGCAATCAAAATCAGCCATCAATCGTGCCATGGTGCCAATCAATTCATTTTGCACCTTGGAGTATGAGATTCTTGAACGCCCGTTCTTTTTCGCCATGGCAATGTACTTTGCTATGTCGCCGTGTACGACAAGGAAGAAACGCTCGTAGTTGGCATCCATGTTGTCCAGTTGTCTCCATAGGTGTCCACTGTGACTTGATTGAAACAAGTCGCCTATGCTCTTAGCCTCAACACAAGCCCCGCCCAGTTGGTAGTCTCCAACTACCAATACTTGGCGTGCTACAGTTAATCCTGCTTTGTTCGCCTTACGCTCTACGGATTCGCAAAGCAAGCCACGCTCGTTGCTGTCAATTATCAGTTGTGGTTTCATATTTCAACCCCCAAACTTTGACCTCATAATCACCCACTTTTTCAATAACACGGGCAACCATTTCCACACCAACTTGTTCAAACTCTTTATTCTTTGAAAGAATGTTTACCAGTCTCGCCCTCGTAGGTGCCTGTTTTGCCCATCGTAGTATGAATTTGTCATGGATTTCCTTTGTTGATAATTGTTGAAACTCACTTTCTTTGATGAGTGTGATTACTCGCTCTTTCGCTCGTTTTGTTTTACCCATTATTTCACCCCGGTGCCATCGTAATACTTGCACTTCCCCATACAGAAGCCCTCAGTATATAATGTTGAACAGGTAGCATGCGAGTACCCTGTCATTACAATACTCCTCACTTGTTCCTCAGTCTTCTCATATCGGTAATCCACCCACTCTTGTTGTTTACAAATGCTCACAATGCTCTTTATGTGTTCTTCTTTCTCTTCATTTCCTACACGCCAAGCAGGGAAGAACATACGGAAGCGGTCAGCCAAGTAGGAGGCGAAGTGATACCTCGCCCGGTGTGGTGGGTTGCCCCCACCCATAGCCGCTTGCGACAAGCAAGGCAACACATGTATGTCGTTGAGCGATACCGTAGGCAAGTCCACTGGCTTGAGGTCATAATTGATAGCAAATTTATTTTCAATTAAATTCATCAGTAATTTGTTTTCGCCGTGGGCGATGTACCCACTGTGTGCCTCCATGCCCTTGTCCATCAAGTCATCAAACGAGAGGGTCATCACCTCTTCACTGGTGAGCGGTACAGACCACACACCACGCTTAGCGTTGTACGAGTTGGGTATGCGAATCATACCACTGGTGTCAAACATCACAGTCGGGTCGTTACAGTTCAACGGTCCTATTTCTTTTTCCCATGATTTAATCAACACCCGCCCCGACTGTTTGATGCGAGATACCTCACCACCACTTTTCGGTGCAAGTGATTCAGCCAGCGGAACCCACACATGAAATCCACCCCCGCTAAACCAAATGTAGTGCAGGGTGTTTTCTTTCATGAGGAATTGATGCAAGCGGCGCACCTCTTCTTGAGGCACCTCAAACGCTACATCAGCCCCACGGCTGTTGAAGTCCTTGCAGTCAAAGTCCATCACGAAGTGATGGATGAGTGGTGTGTTGTAGTCCACCCGGTGATGCTTCGGTGTCTGTGTAGCCGTGTAGCCATAGGCTGTGAAATACACATTGCCGCTACCGTTTTTGCCACGCCAGTAAGATTCCAATTCCTCAGCGTTTTTTACCATGCGCCGCCACCCTCTATCCCCAGTGCTTGGTAACTCAAGCACCTCACGAGGATAATCAATGGGTACGAAAGGCACCGCAATCACCGCAGGCTAAACAGATATTCATCCAAGTCTTTCTTCAAATCATCTTGCGTTTTGCCTATGTTTTCACTTTTCATGTGCCATGCCTGCACAGTGTAGATGATGTCTAACGGGCCAACGGTATGTGGTGTTTCACCAATACCACTGTCCGTAAACTGTTGCAAGGTTGTTTGCCTGTACGACTTTCGGATGAAAGCCGCACGGTTTGGCAAGTTGCCATGCTTTGTCACATGGACTCTCACCCTGTACTTGTCGTTGTTCACTGTGTCGTTTAGCGTTTTTTCCAATAACATTACTGCATTTCTCATATTGTCTCCTCCATTATTTTGTCAAGGAAGTCGTCGGTTAGTGACCAAAAGGAGCAGTGCTCCATGTAGTCGCACCACGAACATTTCATTCCGTTTCGTGCCAACATATCCTCAAGTGTTTCATCGTCTTTTTTCTTACCCAACCATGGGTCGGGAGGGAAGTCCATGTTTATGTGAGCCTTTACCAATCGTTGTAGTGCTTTTTCTACAGACTTCATCGCCGCCCATTTCTTTTCAGTAGGCTCATAAAAAATAGTAGCCCCCTCGCCATCACTCATGCCCCCACCCGGAAACTCCCAACCCCAGTGAGTGATGGGTAAGAACTCAGCGTGATTACTGTGTTCCAGCATCATCTTGTAAAACGCCATCTCCTTTCGCATTGATGGAACTTTACTACGAGCCTTGTACTTGCCAGTCTTTAATTCCATAAGAGCAAAGCCGTCATCGTCAGCAAACAGCGTGT